AGCCTAATGAGTGAAGATACTCTATTACCAGAAACAACAACGGAGGACGCACAACCCGTTATCTCAGACAATCAGGAATTGGCTATGGCTGAACAACCTGAAGGTGCAGAGCCAGTGACCGAGGAAAAACCAGTAGATTGGGAAAAATCGGCTAAACACTTTCAATCAGAGAAAGACAAGTTATACGAAGAAAACAAATTGCTCCGAGAAAATGGTGAGCGATTTACTGCTCTTGGTAAATTTGTTGAATCTAGACCAGACGTTCAGAAGTATCTGAATGGTGTCATCGAAGGTGAGCAAGAGCCAGAACAACAACCCCAAACTCCTGAAGATTTTGACCCTTGGGAGGCTTACAATGACCCGAAATCCGAGAGTTATAAATATAGAAAGTCGATGGAAGAATCGGCAATCAATAATGCTGTGGCGAAAGCCAAAGGTGATATTGAGGGTAAATTAAACGAAGACAAAAAACTTCAGGATTTCGACAACCAACTTAGAGAACAGGGCTTAGACGATGTTGACAGAAAAAGATTCTATCAATTCGCCAATACTCCTGTTAACGAATTTAGTACAGACATTCTGGTCAGAATGTGGCAGGCTGCTGATGAAAAGAATAATGCTGGAACCGAACCATCCCCAGAGATTGCTCAGGTGCAACAAACCCAAAGTCAACCAGTTTCGGCTGGTGTGCTTCAGGGGCAGAAACCTCAAGCACCCTCTGATACGGATGCTATGTGGGAAGGTATTATGAACGCAGCCAACCGAACTAAAGTAATTTAACAACCTATTATTATAATGTCGGGAGGACAATATAATGGCTAGTATAAAATCGTATAGTAGTTCCAAACCAAATTTGGTTGGAACAACTTCAGGCGGTCAGGCTCCTCAGCAGGGACAACGCAGACGACATAATTTTGGCGATAGGGTATATAAGTTGGCTCCAGAAGAAACCCCATTCTTTGCATATTTGAGTGCGGTTGCTAAGGCTCCAACAGACGACCCAGTTTTCAGAGTTTTGGAGGACCGTGCCCCTACTAAATGGGCTGACCGACAATTTCAATTAACATTAGAAGCAGGCGAAGAAGTCTATATGTACAAAGCAGGTAATACCGCTTGGACACTTGGTAGTGGTTCAGACACAACAATTCCCGTGTCAGATTCCTATGCAAAAGAGTTGATAGAAGGTATGCTTGTGCAGTATGTAGGCTGGGATGGAGAAGTGCCTAGACAAGTAACAGGTAGAATTTCTAATGTTACTTTTAGTACAGGTGCTTCAACTGTTACAATTAACACTGTGTCGAATAATCATTCAGCAGACTTAGTTCACGCTTACAATAGTAAAGGTGAAATGAATCTTCAAGTGATTGGCACAGCGTTTGGTGAAGGAACTGGTGCTCCAGATTCTTTTGGTTATGATATGGATGATTCCTTTGGGTACACCCAAATATTCAAAACCGCAGCACATATGAGCAATACCGCAAGAGCAACAGTTCTTCGTGGTTATGCTTCAGAGTGGGATAGAATCTGGTCTATGAAACTTCGTGAACACAAAGTTGATATTGAAAGAGCATTTCTTTTCAATAACAAAGGTCGTGAGAATGAAGTTCAGTACACCGATGGAATAATTGGAAATATTATTCAATCTGGTGCTACTTGGGAATCTGATGATGCTGATGCTTTAGTCTATTCTTCAGGAAAACCTTTTATTAGGGTTTGTGAGGCGAATGGTACAGAAGCAGTCTATGATAGATTCTTAGTCGACTTTGAGCAAATCTTCGCTCCAGAGCGTGGTGGTTCATCCAACAAGTTCTGTATGGCTTCAATGGCAGTGGTAACTTACCTAAATCGCCTTAAAGGTGGATTTATGGAAGGTTCTGTGTCTAGTAACTCTCATTACAATCTGGACTTTGCTCAGGTTGAGGGTGGCTTAGGTCATAAGGTTATGAAGATTGACACAGTTCACGGCTCCATATCGGTTGTCAAGAATCCATTACTGAAAGGTATTGGAAAATCTATGATGGTTGGTGTTGACCTGAATAATGTTAAGTACCGCCCACTTGTTGGAAACGGATTAAATAGAGATACGTACATTGATACTAATGTACAGGCTCCAGACAAAGATGCACGACAAGACCAAATCCTTACGGAAGCAGGTCTTGAAGTATGTCTTCCAGAGTCACACTTTCTTTATCAGTTTACCAATGAAGCAGGTGACGCACCTATCGGTTAATAACCTGATAGTACTCAAAATCAAGATGGGGGTAGTTTATCTGCCCCCTCTTGTCGAGGCATAATATGGCATATTGGACATCTAGAACGTATCACTGCAAGTCTTGCAAGAATAAGATTGAGATTAAACGTGGAGATGATTATATTTGTAACAGTTGTAATACACCAATTTATACTGTTAAGAAGGGTCAGGCTCCTAATGTTGGATTTAATTTTATGGCAAGAACTACTAAGATGGAATTCACAGAAGAGTCTGTGGAGAAAAATATACACAGTTTTGCTTCAGGGAAATATGATTAATGGCTAATACCCCAATGACATACAGAGACAGGATAAGTAAACTTGTCGGTGATGAAGAAGGCAGTGATTATCCTAAGTATCTTACTGAGTATTTAAAAGAAGGTCTTCAAGTAATTATCAATGCTATCCCTACAGATATGCTATGGCTACTTGAGGGTTCTGAAGATTTTGTTAATGAATCTAGCCCTTCTACTGTTGATTCTACCGCAGATAATAATGGAGCATTAGACGCAGAGGTAACCAGTATTACTACATCTGTTGGAGGCAAGGTTTCTGTCGATGACATTATCAAATTTCAAAGTAAAAGTGAGCAAATGCTTGTCACAGCGGTTGACAACCTTACCTTAACTGTTACTAGGGGTTATTATGGTACTACTCCAGAATCTGTATCGGATGGTACAAATATTTTAAAAGTTACTCCACAAACTCACGACATAGGTACGGGGACCAACAAGATTTTATATGTACTTAGAGAAAGTACAAACAAGCAAGTTAATTATGACCCAGAAACAAAGTTAGCACAAGATAAAGAACTTGTAGAATGTCGAGAAGTACCTGCTCAACTTCAAGGTCGTGTGGCTGCGAATGCAGGATGGTTAGAAGAGGCTACGGAGACTGACCCAGTATGGTTTAAAAAAGGTGGTAAGGTAACTATTCTACCAACGAGTACAAGTCCAAATACAAAAGTTTATTATGTTAGTGTTCCACCTACTGCTTGGTCAAGTGCATCTGCTCCCAATTATGTAGCAGGGTTAACAGTTGGTGATGGCGTTATACCAAAAGAATTTGATGATTTATTAGTTTTATTCGCAGCATCGAGATGGCTTGATGTTTCTGTTTCTGCTGACCTTATCTCAGAAGAGGGTGGAGATTGGGCATTACATAGTCAAAGTTTAGAGACACTTATAGAAGATGAGGATATAGACCTAGTACAGGCTAAATCAATATTGATAGGAGAACTCAAACAACAGGCTATTAATTATAGGAAGCAATTTGAAATTGGGTTAAGAACTCTATTGCAGGGTACTTATCAAAACCAAACACAAGAAGATATTAAACGTAGACCACAATATAGTCAGGTAGCAACATAATGACAGTTAAAGATTTAGTAGCAAAAATTGAACACGTTTATGGACGTAAAAGTCATAAATATATAATGCAATTAATGAACGAAGGACTTGACGAAATATCCCATACCGCTAAAATGAATAGCCAGAAAGCATCTGAAAAGATTGTTCCTGGGCAAAGATGGTATAAATTGGCTGATGCTATGGTTGATATTAAGGCAATAGAAATTATAAGTTCAGATGGTGAATGGATAGGAATTCCTAGGCTTACCAGTAATCCTAATATAGGAGATGATGAATAATGGCACTTGCATCTAGTAGTCCAGTTACTAAGGATGAAATTAGAAATAAGTTTGCTTATTATTTTGATGATGACAGGTTAGGTTTAGTTGAATTAAAAGATGGAGAATGGAAGAGTGTGACCACTACTGGTTGGAGTACTACACAAGATACTTTAATAATAGATTATCACGCTAGATATAATAAAGTAACAGACATAACTCAGAATCTTGGAGAAGATGATAATAAAACGCCAGAAGGCACTGACCAAGTTGGTATAGGATTAAAGGTAGGATTGCATCTTGCCTTAATGGATTATATACGAGCAAGGATAGCAGAAGATAATCAGGATGAGAAAAAGGCTATATATTATTATGGTAGATTCAGGACAAGAGTTAGGTCATACCCCTTTAGACGTTCAAATGTCAGGGGGATTCAACCATATAATTTACAATAGGAGAAGATTATGGGATGGACACAAGTAGGAGAATCTGGCTCCACTTTTACACCAGTCTCTTTTGAGACAAGTTCTTTTAACATACAGCAACAATTTTTAGATGATGTCACATTAAATTTTGGCACAGATTATGATTTTGGCGTAACATATAATTCCTCAAAGAATCAACTAATAGTTAGCAGTCTATCAACTGGTAGTATTGCGGTAGTTGACCCAGATGGAATTAACGCTCTAGTATTTGCAGAGCAATCTAGCCTTCCAGGTACAGCAACGGAAGGTATGATGGTATATGTAAACAATAACTTCTACGTAGGTTTAGGAACTTAAAGTGCGTAGATTAACTAATAACAAAATGGAGAACATAAAATGGCTTGGAAACGATTATTAATAAGCGGTGAGATAGTCAATGCAGACCTTACTGGTTCTGCTGGTATCACTGGTGCTAATATCGCAGCAAACGCTATTGACAGTGACCACTATACAGACGGAAGTATTGACAACGCTCACATAGCAGATGATGCTATTGATAGTGAACATTATGCAGCAGGCTCGATTGATAACGAGCATCTTGCAGATGATGCGGTTGATAGTGCAGAGATAGCAAGTGGAGCAATTGACTTAGACCATATGTCAGCCAACTCGGTTGACTCAGACCAATATGTAGATGGTTCTATTGACTTAGCCCATATGAGTGCTAATTCTGTAGATAGTGACCAGTATGTAGATGGTTCCATTGACCTTGCTCATATGTCGGCTAATTCAGTTGACTCTGACCAATACGTAGATGGAAGTATAGATAATGCTCACTTAGCAGACAACGCAGTTGATTCGGCTGAATTGGCTAGTGGTGCAGTTGACCACGACCACTTATCATCAGACATTATAACTGGTGCTACTGCTGAAACAACTATCGCAGATAACGACCTTATACTGATTTCGGATACTTCTAATCTTGGTGCATTAAGAAAGATGACAAAGGCTAACTTTGTTTCTGCTCTTGGTGGCGGTGACGTTACTGGCATAACTGCTGGTGATGGTATTCGTGTAGACAACGGAAGTACGTCAACCCCAGATATTCATATCGACTTTGATGAGAATACAACTAACTTAGAAGGTACTGCGATAGCAACTACTGATGTGCTTATGTATATGGATTCTAGTAATTCAGATGATATGGCACGAGGACTTGTAAGTGACTTGCCTTTTCAGGCATCTGGTTCATATGCTGCCTCTGGTGCTAACTCGGATATTACATCCTTATCAGCACTTTCAACAGCATTAACTGTTGCTCAAGGTGGTACAGGCGTAACAACAATGACTGCATTGAAAAATGCTCTTGATGATGAAACTTGGACATTTGCTAACACAGTAACTATAACTGGTGACTTAGATGTTAATGGTACGACAACAACGATTGATACCACTAACTTGGCAGTTGCGGATGTAGAAATACTATGTGCATCAGGTTCAACTGGTGACCCAGCAAGTACTTTTAAAGCAGGTATCGGAATTGAACGTGGTGCTAGAGATAATACTGCATTATGGTGGAAAGAATCTACTCACCAGTGGATTGCTACTTACGAGAATAGTTCTAGTGCAGATAATGCAGGTTGGACAGGTGTACTCGCAGGTCAAGAGATTGCAACTAGCGGAGCAGCCACAAGTGGTACTGCTGATGTGACTGGTAACTGGTTCATTAATAGTAACACTGGCAAAATATACGTAAGTATTTAAGACCCCATAAGATAATATTATGGGTGGTATTACGTTGAAGAAGGGTGAATCCTTATCGTCAGCAATTAAATCTGCAAAAGCGAAGTCCGAGGGGCAACAAGAAAGCGTTGCTCCCGATGGGCTATCCTTATCCGTTAAGGATACAGATTTTCTTTTAAAGTTGATAATGGAATCTTCTTTCAAGGGGACAGAACTAGAACAGGCATATAAGGTAACTAAAAAACTAGCAGAAGAGCATAGGAGGTCAGTTGAAACTTGAGTTAAGCATTTCGGATATGCAGTTAATCATACACGCTTTAAATGAATTAACGATAAAGGGTAAGGATGCCCCAGCAGTTGGGAAATTTCTTACGAGGATAGGTAATGGTTTAAATAAATCACTAG